CAGAACTTGCCTGCCAAGAAGAAGTTAAAGAGGAATTATCTACTGAAGAAGTTGTTTCTGAAGAATTACAAGACGAAGTTCCTGTTATAGAGGAAGCTTCTGAAGAAATTGAAATGGATGAAACTAAATACGTTGGGAGAGACGAGTTTGATTCTAAAATCTCTGAATTAAAAGGAATGATTGAGGAAATGAAATTAGGTTACAGTGAAGAAAAACTATCTATGGAAAAAGAAATAGAAAAGTTATCTGCTGAACCAGCTTCAGAACCAATATCACACAACCCTGAAGGGGAAGTTAAACAAAACTTTAAATCTTATGGTCAAAACAAAGTTATGAGCACTAGAGATAGAGTAATGAACAGAATTGCTAATTTAAAATAAACTAAAACAAAAACAATTAAAAAATGGCTACTACTACATCAATTACAAGTACTTATGCTGGCGAATTTGCAGGCAAGTACATTTCTGCTGCTTTATTATCAGGTGTTACACTTGATAGAGGTGGTATTGAAATCAAACCAAATGTAAAGTTCAAAGAGGTAATCAAGAAAATTGCTACTGATTCTAACGTAATCAAAGATGCAACTTGTGATTTTACTGACACTGCAACTATTACACTAACTGAAAGAATCCTTCAACCAGAAGAGTTCCAAGTAAACCTAGAGCTTTGTAAAAAAGACTTTAGAAGTGACTGGGAAGCTGTATCTATGGGGTACTCTGCTTTTGACAACCTACCTCCAAAATTCTCTGACTATCTAATTGGTCACGTTTCTGGATTAGTTGCTGAAAAAACAGAAAACAACATCTGGTCTGGTGTTAACGCTAATGCTGGAGAATTTGACGGATTTACAACTTTAATGGGAGCTGACGGAGATATTATTGACGTTGCTGCTGGAACTGTAACATCTTCAAACGTAATTGCAGAGCTAGGAAAAATAGTTGATGCTATTCCTTCTGCTTTATACGGAAAAGAGGATTTATACATTTATGTATCTCAAAACATCGCTAGAGCTTATGTAAGAGCACTAGGAGGATTTGGAATCTTAGAAAACGCTGCTGGAAGTGAAAACGTATCTAGCATTGGAGCAAACGGTGTATCTAATCAAGGTACTATGTGGTGGCAAAATGGAGCATTATCTTTTGATGGTGTAAAATTATTTGTTGCTAATGGACTTGGTGACAATAAAGCAGTTGCTGCTGAAAAATCTAACTTATTCTTTGGAACAGGTCTATTATCTGACCACAACGAAGTTAAGTTGATTGATATGGCTGACCTAGACGGTTCTCAAAACGTAAGAGTTGTTATGAGATTTACTGCTGGTGTACAGTATGGAATTGGTGCTGATATTGTACTTTATTCTTAATAAATTAAATTAACCAAAAATTAGGGTAGGTGGGTTAATGCTTACTTACCCTTTTTTTATAATAAAAAAATAAAACTATGGCTTGCGATTTATCATTAGGTAGAAAAGAACCTTGTAAAGATGTTGTTGGTGGCATAAGAGCAGTTTATTTTACTGATTTTGGAGATTTAGGTACAGTTACAGAAACTGACGATGAAATAACAGATTTATCTGGGACTTTCACTGCCTTTAAATACGAAGTAAAAGGAAACTCATCTTTTGAACAAAACATTACGTCTTCAAGAGAGAATGGAACTACATTCTTTGAACAAACATTAAATTTAACACTACATAAATTATCTAAAGAAGACAATAAAGAATTAAAATTATTAGCTTACGGAAGACCTCATGTTGCTGTTGAAGATTATAACGGAAATGTATTTTTAATGGGACTACAGCATGGAGCTGATGTATCAGGAGGTACTATAGTTACTGGAGCTGCTATGGGAGATTTAAGTGGTTATACACTTAGTTTATCTGCTATGGAAGTAAAACCAGCTAACTTTGTAGATTCACCTACATCTGCTGACCCTTATGCTGGAATGAGTAGTGCAACTGTAACTGTAACAGTAGGTACTAATTCATAATAACTAAATTTAATTAGGTTAAATCAAGGGATGCTTCGGTGTCCCTTTTTTTATGAAAACAAATTAAGTATTATTTGTTACTTATAATATGGTAATATTAACGACATCAACAGACGCTCAGAGTTTTAAGGTAATTCCTAGAAGTGCAGAAAGCTCAGTTACTTTTGAATTAACCGATAAATCTAAAAGAACTACAAGTGCTGTTACTGTTTCTGTAACTAATTCTAATGGCTATATGACGCTCACAGGGAGTTTTTCTTTAATTGAGAATAGGTTTTATTCATTTGCAATTAAAAGTGGCTCTACGGTAATATATAGAGGTTCTATTTTCTGTACAAATCAAACTAATTTTAATACCTTTGATGTACATTCTGGAGAATACACTACAGAAAACACATACGATAACGATTTTGTAATAATATGAAAAAAGTAAATAAAATGGCAAAAAAGAGATACAACAGCAAATCTTTGCCAAAAGTAGAAAAAGGAAAGATACATATAGTTAATATGTCATCTTATACTAGACCTGAGGTTAAAGAACAATACAATAGAGAGTGGGTTGAGTATGGAGATGACAACAATTATTTTGATTATCTAATAGACAGATATAATGGCAGTCCAACAAATAATGCTGCTATTAATGGTATAGCAGAAATGATATATGGTAAAGGAATAGATGCTGTAGAAGAAGATACAAAAGGTAAAGACTATATAGAGATGAAAGAGCTCTTTACTAAGTCTTGTATGAAGAAAGTATGTTATGACTATAAAATGATGGGTCAAGCTGCAATTCAAATAATCTATTCTAAGGACAGAAAAAAGATTGTGCAAGTAGAACATATACCTGTAGAGACGTTAAGGGCAGAGAAAGCAAATAGCAAGGGTGAAATACAAGGTTATTACTATGCTAAAGATTGGTCAGAGGTTACATTTAAAAGTCAACCTAAAAGAATACCTGCATTTGGCACAAGTAATTCAGGGTTAGAGATATTATATATAAAACCATATAGAGCTGGATTTTATTACTATTCTCCAGTAGATTATCAAGGTGGTTTACAGTATGCAGAACTAGAAGAAGAGATAGCTAACTATCATATAAATAACATACAAAATGGACTTGCACCAAGTATGCTTATTAACTTTAACAATGGCGTTCCTACAGAAGAGCAAAGAAGTTTGATTGAGCAAAACATACAGGAAAAGTTTAGTGGTTCTTCTAATGCTGGTAGATTTATATTAGCGTTTAATGATAGCAAAGAACTCTCTGCAAGTATTGAGCCAGTCATACTAAGTGATGCACATGAGCAATATAAATTTCTTAGTGATGAATCTATGAGAAAAGTTATGGTATCTCACAGAATTGTATCTCCTATGCTTGTAGGAATAAAAGACAACACAGGTCTAGGAAACAATGCAGAAGAATTACAGACAGCTTCATTACTTATGGACAATACGGTTATAAGACCAATGCAAGTTACTATACTAGATGAACTAGAAAAAATATTAATGTATAACGGAATTGAATTAGATATATACTTTAAAACACTACAACCTTTAGAATTTACTGATTTGACTAATGCTATAACAGATGCAGAAATAGAAAAAGAAACAGGAATAAAAAAAGATGATAGTGAAGTAATAGAAGATGAATCCATAAATATAGAAGAATAATGGCAAAAGCACTATTTATAAAAAGGTCAGATTTAGTTAAAAATACTGCATTAAATTCAAACGTAGATACAGATAAATTTATACAGTTTATTGACTTGGCTCAAGAAATACATATACAAAACTATTTAGGCACAGATTTATATGACAAGATTAGTGCCGATATAATAGCAGGAACTTTAACTGGAGATTACTTGGCTTTGGTAAATGACTATGTACAACCAATGCTTATACACTTTGCTATGGTAGAATACTTGCCATTTGCAGCATATTCTATATCAAATGGAGGTGTATATAAACACAACTCTGAAAACAGTCAGATAGCTAATAAAGAAGAGATAGATTTCTTAATTCAAAAGGAAAGAGATTTCGCTGAATATTATGCTCAAAGATTTATAGATTACATGAGCTTTAACGCTCCATCTAAATTTGATGAGTATTACAGTAATTCTAATCAAGATATTTATCCAGATAAAGACACAGGATTTCACGGATGGGTATTATAAAGAAGAACTACAAACCTAAACAGGTTAATGTAAAAAAATTATTAACTTATTTAAAAAAGAAGGATAATGGCTACACTTTCAGGAAATAAAATAAAAAATACTTATCAGTCACTTGTAAAGTTTTCTGATAACGGAAATATAACAGTTGGTGCAAAACAACTAACTGATGGTTTTGGTAACAATTCTCCTATGTTTGTATCAACAACACAAATAGGAATAGGTGTAACGCCAGAAACAGGATTAAATCTTCACGTTTTTGGAGATGCTAAAATAGGTAGCAATCTAACAGTAATCGGAAATTTAGTAGTAGAAGGAAGCACTACAACAGTAGGAACAGATACATTAACAGTAAAAGACCCTTTAATTGTATTAGCAAATAACAACACTTCTACAGATGCAGTTGATATAGGTTTTTATGGCAAATATACTCCTTCAGGTACTACACTATACTCAGGATTATTTAGAGAAGCTCTAACAGGTAAATATAGATTATTTAAAGACTTACAAGTTGAACCTACTACAACAGTAAACACAAGTGGAACAGGATATGCTCAAGCTACATTAATTGCTAGTTTAGAAGGAAACGTAATAGGTAATGTTACTGGAACAGTTAGTTCATTAGCTAATCATACTACAAGTGATTTAAGTGAGGGTACAAATTTATATTTTACTACAGCAAGAGCTAGAGCTAGTTTTAGTGAAGGAACTGGTATATCAATAACTAGTGGTGAAATATCAATAGATTCAACAGTAGCTACATTAGCAGGTACACAAACATTAACTAATAAAACTATAGATGCAGATAACAATACTATTAGTGATTTAGAAGTTGATAATTTAAAGAGTGGTGTTTTAGATACTGATTTAACAA